TTTGATGGCGTTGATGTGAAAGATCTGCAGGGCAAAATAACCGCCCTTACAAATGATCTCCACACCACAAAATCAACCTATGAGAGCCAGATTTCTGATATGCAGTTTTCCACTGCTCTGGAAGGTAAAATTTCGGCGCTCAAGCCAAGAAATGTAAAGGCTGTTATGGCAATGATTGACGTTGACAGCTTGAAAAAGTCCAAGAACCAGGACAACGACATTTCTGCAGCTCTTGAAGTAGTTAAGAAAGATAATGGATACCTTTTCGAAGAGTCAAAGACTACTCCTAGAGTGGTAACCGGTAACCAAACAACTACCGACAATACAGATAAAAAGGCAGCGGCAAACGAAGCCTTTAGATCCCTGCTTAAGTCGGAATAATTAAAAAAGAATGAGGTAATTTATGAACAGAATCAGAAAAATTGCAATGAATTTGCAGGCGTTTGCAACCAGTATCGTAAACAGAGCGGATGCAGAGGCGATTATCCGTGAACAAATCGTTGATGCAATCGCACAGGACACTCCGAAATCATCTTCGTTTATGGCTATGGCCAAGAAACTTCCCAATATGACATCCAAGCAGACCAGAATCAGAGTGCTTGATTTCCTTCCTACTGCCTATTGGGTAAATGGAGATACCGGGATGAAACAGACATCCAGGCAGGCGTGGGACAACGTGTGGTTGACAGCTGCAGAGCTGGCAGTTATTGTTCCAATCCCAGAGGCAGTACTTGATGATGCAGAGTTTGATATCATGGGAGAGGTTACCCCTCGTGTTATTGAAGCAATTGGGCAGCGTGTTGACTCCGCAGTAATCTTTGGAGAGAATCGCCCGTCCGAATGGCAGAATGATATCATTACATTGGCTAGACAGTCCGGTAACAATGTTGCTCTTGGAGCTTCCCCCGATTATTATGCAAAAATCCTTGCCGAGGATGGAGTATTTGCAAAGGTGGAAGACGATGGTTATGCTGTGTCTGGCGTAATAGCGTCTACCACAATGAAGGCAAAACTTAGAGGATTGCGTGACGATTCTAAGCAGCCTATTTTTAACAAGTCGATGCAGGGATCAACTCAGTACGCTCTTGATGGTGCCCCAATGTATTTCCCTGATAACGGATCATTTAACAGCACTATTGCTCAAATGATCGTTGGTGATTTCTCCAAAGCAGTTTATGCGATTCGCCAGGATATAACGGTTAAAATCCTGACCGAGGGTGTTATTCAGGATCCTACAACTAAGGAGATCGTCTACAACCTTGCACAGCAGGACATGATTGCTCTTCGTGTAGTATTTCGTATCGGCTGGGCTCTCCCGAATCCTGCTACACGTATCGATGAAGATCGTGTAGGTTGTCCGTTTGCATATCTTGAGCCGGCAACACCTGTTACTACTCAGGCCGTTACCTTTACCATAAAGGATAATGCAGAGACTCCCGTTGCAATTGCCGACGCAAGAGTGAATGTTAATGGATCTAATGTTAAGACTAACGCATCTGGTCAGGCTGTATTTAACCTTAGAGGGGGCACATATCCTTATGCTGTTACTCTTAAGGGATACACCAAGGTTACCGGTACTGTTACTGTGGCATCCTCTGCAGTATCGCAGGCAGTAACTCTGATCGCAGAATAACGTTAGGAGGCGGTATCAATGACTTATTACGCTGACTATGCGTATTATGCCAGTACATACAAAGGGGCAGTTATTGACACTGCCTCTTTTGATTTGTATGCCCGTAAGGCTACCCAGGAGATTAAAAAATACACCTTTAATCGGGTTGATGAAGCAAATATATCGGATGATGTGAAGATGTGCTGCTGCGAAGTTGCTGAGGCATTATTCAAGTCCGATCAGGAAGACACCAAAGGTGTTGCATCTGAGAAGGTAGGGGAATACTCAGTATCCTATGTGAGCCCGGAAGCCAAGGAGAAACTGTTGAGCGTTTCCATTCGTAGTATTATCTATAACTGGCTTGCAATGACCGGCTTACTGTATCGGGGGTGCTGATATGTATACCAATGCAGATATGACACTGTATTCCTGCAGTAAGGACGGTAAATATACCAGGTCCGTGATTAAAGGTGAAGACGGCAAGAAAGGCGTATTCTGGCAGGAAGTAAAGCAAAGTAATATTGAGAAAACCGGATTAACATCTGCGGATTCCCTGAAGGTGTTTATTCCGGCCAGTAGCGCTCCGGAGGGCTTAGACTTTATTACGAGCAAGGATTTGGTTGTCAAAGGCGAAGTGCTGACAGAGTTCGATAATACCTCTCAGGCTACTATATCAGCGTCATTAACGGCATTGAAAGCATCTCACGATGTTTATTCAGTGACCGTGGCAGATGGCAAGTTATATGGAAGTCAGATCATGCAGCATTATCAGATTATGTGTAAGTAGGTGATGTCATGAATTACAGGCTTGAAATGAAGTCCATCAATCAGTTATGCCAAGAGCGCGGTATCGTCGTAAATGGAAGGACTCAGAAATTTATCGATCAAGAAGTTATCCGATTGATGGATCCATACACTCCGAACCTTACTGGCACGATGATCAAAACAGCTACCCTTGGAACGAAGATCGGATCCGGAGAGATCAATCAGATTGCTCCTTATGCGCGCTATCAATATTATGGGGAGTTAATGGTTTCTTCACTGACTGGCAGTGCTTATGCATCCCATGGTGAGAGCAAGGTGTTGACCGATAAGGACTTGGAACATAATAAGAGTAAGAACTCTCTGGCCGGTCCGTTTTGGTTTGAGAGGATGAAAGCTGATAAGAAAGAGCAGATACTCAGGGGAGCTCAGAAGGTAGCAGGTGGACGATGAATATTATTGAATTAGTAAAGGAAGTAGTCCTTGGATTTCCCAACATATCTGATTTGCACATTGATTACACGGAGGATGAGCCAGATAATTACGGACTGTATCCAACCGGTGATCAGCTGCTGAAAGAGGATATCATTGGGAACCAAGACAGACAACATAATTTTATGCTATATGCAATCTTTCAGAGTCTAAACGACTACGAAAGAATGGCGAATAGCACTTTTTTATTAGACTTGGCGTATTGGCTAGAACATGCAGCTGAGAATCAAGTCATTGAGGTAACTATTAACGAGCAGACTGTAAACGGCACCCTGACAAAGATCAGCAGTGCAAACGGCATGTTATACGGGTACCAGGACGGAACATTAACCGGTCCGGTAACTTACCAACTACAGATCTATGCTCAATATCATTTAGAAAGTGAGGTATTACTATAATGGCAGTTACAGGAAAGATAGCAAGAAAGTGGATGGCACATTATATCGACTCTGCTCTCCCTGCCGGTCCTGCGGTTTACAATCGCTTAGGCGCTGACTTAGAAGAATATACGGTTGAGATGAATGCCAATGTCAACACTACTCAGAATATTCTTGGAGAAAACGCCACGAATGTTGATGGGTATGAACCGCAGGCATCGGTAGAGCCTTATATTGCAGTCGTAGGTGATGCGTTATTTACGAGGTTGCAGGCGATTGTAGATGGCAGATTAACGCTGGATGATCTGAAAACCAGTGTAGTTGAGGTGCATTTATGGGACGAGGTAACCGCCACTCCCGGCACATTTGTAGCCTATAAAGAGGATGCAATCATCGAGGTAGTTTCGTATGGCGGCGACACAACCGGTTATCAAATACCGTTCAATCTTCACCATATCGGAAAACGTGTTAAAGGTGAATTTGTTTTAGCTACAAAGACTTTCACGGCTGATTAATTAACTTATTCGTATTAGTTTGTGGGCAACGGTTACCTCCTTCCCGTTGCCCAGTAGAAGGAGGCTAGGAGATGGGCAATATACAGAATTTGAGTTTTGATGATGGCTTTATGTCATTTATGCTTAACAATGATCCAAATAGAGTAATCCGGTTCAATCCCACTGATTTTGGCATGATAAACAGAATCAGAGATGCTTACGATGCAATAGACAACGCTGCAAAAGAAGCAGGAGATATTAAGATTACCCCAGAAGGTACATCCGTGGATACGCTCAACGGAGCTGCCGATGCGCTTGATGTATTTAAGACAGCGATCTGTAATGCTATCGACGAAATATTCAACAGCAATATCAGCGAGATAGCATTTGGCAAGCAGAGCCCTGTTAGTTTAGTTGGAGATGGTAAGTTTCTCTGGCAGAGCTTCATGGAATGCATCTGTAAAGTGGTCGAACAGAAGACGGGTGAGAAGGTAGAGGCATCCAGGAAAAAGATTGAGAAATACAAAGGCCAGGTGTATCGCAAGTGATTGGATACCTTCCTAGACAATTAAATATAAATGGCGTTGACAGAGCTATCTGGAGTGATTTCCGGACGGCTCTTTTAATTTTTCAGGCTTGCGCTGATCCGGAAATGGATGAGCAAGAGCAGGCAATGGCTGTGGTTGAGTGCTTATTTCAAGAACCAGATAGT